TTGTCGTCCTGAGTAGTCATACGTTGTTCCATTTCGGAATGGACTCACCATTTCGGCGGGTCAGGGCTTAGCCTCGTGGATCTTCCGGTTTGCGTTCCCGGAGTTCCCCTGAGGAGGCTTGTTGGGGTTGGGCTGCTGCCCCTGTGGCTGTACCTGAGGCTGGGGCATGAGCTTCTGAATCTCTGCCTGAGCCTTAGCGTCCTGCTTCCGCATTTCGCGGAAGTCGGCAATCTGGGCGGCGGAGAAGCCAGCCTCAAACCACAGGAATTCAAGAGGCACATCGAGCTGCTTCATCTTGAGCAGTGCGTCAATGTGCTGGGCTTCGGTCCGGTATTCGGGGTCCTTCCAGCGCGTCTCCATCTCGAAGGCGTCCTTGCGTTTGTCATTCTTGACCGCGAAGCAGATTCGAATGACTCGCTCCCACGCTTCACCGAAGTGGAGCATCCGCTCTCTCACCTTGGCGACAAGCCCGGCTTCTGCCGAGATGATCGCCTCACCGGAAGGGGCGGTAGTCGTGTTGACCAGGAAGTAATGACTGGGGACCCTCGAAACAGTCGCGAGGTGCTGGACGAGCATGTCGACCAGATCCACGTAATTGGACAGGTCAGCGGCAGCGAAGGAACCGAACTTGGCGTTCGGGTCTTCGGCCTGAAGTAGCTTGTCCTGGCCGACGTTGTACGGCTCAACAGGATTGCCCTGGGCGTCTTCCTGGATCTCCAGACCAGTGACAAAACGCTGGGGGAAGGCCGCGAACTCGGACGCGGTAAGCGCGTCCATGGTCGTCTTGTTGATCGCATCCTGAATGGGGATGCAGTTGACCAGTTCAGAGACAGGGTCCATGCCGAGTCGAGAGCGATTCTCGAAGGGCACTACAGGAACGATGCCGAGAGGGTTGGGCTTGGTAACGCCTCGGTCCCACTCGGTAGTGCCGTAGGCCACCTCATAGACGTAGTCCTCAGTCCATAGGGTGACCTGCTGCCGGCCCCATGAGTCCGTCTCGAAGCGGGCCGCGGCCTCCAGCTCCCACAGGGAACCGGCCTTATAGGAGACACCCATACGGGAGCCAGGTACGGGGGTGATGGTCGGCTCACCCTTGGCGTCCGCCCACACAACGACGTACGAGGTACCCGTGATCAGGGCCTCAAGGTGCACCGACGACGAGTAGGCGTCCATGCTGGACCGCTGCCAGAACTCCCGCGCATCCTTGCCGTCGTCCTCTCCGGAGATCCGGAAGGAATCAACGTGAAGCCGCTCGTTCGTGGAGTCGACGATGGTTCCACAGAAGTTGTCTCGCCACTGCTCGAAGACAGAGGCGAAAGCCGCCTTGTACTTCATCTGCGAAAAGGCGAGCTTCTGCTGTTCGCCCTCGTAGTACTGCGAATACTTCTGCGAGTCGTGAAGCGGTCCCGGAACCTTCCCGTACAGGTACATGAGCCACTGATCAGGAGTTTCCGGCTTACCTATGAATGCCGTGTGACTTCCAGGGGGGACGATCATAGGCGGGCCTCTTTCTAGAAGCCCACGACACGTGACCTTCTTAGCTTCATTCGTCCATCAGCGATGGCATCTGCTCGTGCCTCCATGGCGATTACTGCGCACACAGCGAGGTCGATTTTCCGTTTGGATCTGGGGGAGTCTTTTTGGATGAGAAGACCCTGAGGGACTTCCCTGGTAACGGCGTTGAGGACATGCCGAGTAAGGCGAGGATCACCGTCGTGCTTGAGGTCGCCCACCATTGCGGCGGTGCGGAAACGCTCGACGGCCTGAACCATCCGAGTAGGTTTGTTGGTCCAGAACTCGAATACGGTGTCGTCGCCATGTGTGATGGACCATCGCCCAATGGCTTCCTGCCAGTAAGGCGGGTCGGCGTACATCCACGCCACGCGGTACGTCTCGAAGGCTCGATGAACCGCAGCTTCTACCGCGAGAACATCGACTTCCCATTCGTCATGAGCGTGTTCTGGGCGTTCCCAAACACCAATGACAAAGAGCTTGGCGTCTCGTAGGCGGACGCCCACAATCCCTGTCGCGTCTCCACGGATAGATCCATCGAAGCCGAGGGCTATCTGATCGCCGGGCTTGATGGGGTCCTGGTCGTCCTCACGGGAGTCCCACTCGGGCTTGGACATCCAACCGTCCGAGGACTCTGCAATTCGGTTGCAGAAGAAGCGGAGGTAGGTGGAGTCAGGAGTGGTGCGGTCGTAGAGGATCGTGCGAGTCAGGCCGGTAATGTCGGCCCAACTGGCATCGCCGTACGCCTCTGTGAGGGCCTGGCGGACCTTGGCCTCATCCCGCATCTCGTCAGGCTCGATAGAGCCTTCAATGCAGTCGTACAGCCAAAAGCCCTGGGTGATCATGTCACTCTCGTGAATGACCTGGGCGACGCTGTCCTCGTTGGGGTTATAGGCGTTGGTCGTGGTTACCCAACGGGAACCGACCGCAGCCAGCTTCTCAACGTTGCGCTTGAGGGTCTGGAAGAATTCCGGGCCGCCGTTGCTGCCCACCCAGTGGTGGACCTCGTCCATCAGGACGAACGTGGGCCTGTTGCCCTCGTTGGTACGGCCGGCAGTCGCCTTCGGCTTGATCGAGCCAGGCTTGCCAGTCTTGAACTGGATGACAGCCTTGCCGATGTCGAGGCTGTATTCCTTCTCGGCAGGAGACTCGGACAGACAGCCACGGATGAACTCCATGGTCTGTTCGGTCTGCTCGTACGCCGTGGCACCGACCTGCACAGTGGGCAGGGCAACCACCTTCGCCACCGGAAGCCCGAAGGCGTTGAAGTGGGAGAAGCGGCAAGGTCCGATGAACTCGACGATCGCCAGCGTGGCGAGGAGAGGTGTCTTACCCCATCCCTTAGCACGCCGTAGCGTTCCAGCCGAGTAGCGCCAGGTTCCATCAGGCTTGATCGCGTAGAACCAGAGGACGAACCGAAGCTGTTCCTTGGTGAACTGCCAGGGCTCGCCCGCTCGGTCTCCGTCAGGCTGAACGATGTACCTGCTGCACCAGCGGATGACCTCGTACCCCAAGGTCTCCTTGGGGGAGGGAACCCCCTCAGGCAGATTTCCTGTCTGCAAGGGCGTTCACCTCTATTCAGTCACTCAGGAGTCGGAACAGCTCCTCATCTAGGTCTGTGTTGGTTGGTTCAGCAGCGGCCGTCTCGTCGGCCTGGTCCTCGGGGTCCTCAAGGGACATGCGCAGTCGCGCCCTGTCCTCAGTGGTTGCGCCCCACTTGGCAACGCGCTGCCGGATCTCACCGGCGAGCTTCACGTCTCCCTGGTAGAAGGCGTCCACCAACTTCACGGTGATCTCAAGCTCGGCCCAGTCGGTCTCAGCCCATGCGCCGGCCTGTGGAGAGGTCGCCCACGTCCGCCAGAAGCGACGGGCGCCGGCACTCTTGATCCCGAGGCCAGGCGGGAGGGCTCGACCCTCAGTGGCGCTTGCGGAGAGCTGCTGTGCGTGCTCGTGCTTGTTGCGCCGCTGGGCGTTTTCCTTCGGCTTCGGTCCGCGGGTCATCAGAGCCTCACCGCTCCCGGATCGATCCCGTAGAGGTCGCCCAGCTCCTCAAGCTCGAACAGGGCGTCCTGACGCCAGGACCGCTCAGCGGCCTTGCTTGGCCGGCGCTTCGGTACCTCAGGCCCGCAGAAGTCGTAGGGGCAGTCAAAGCACCTGCCGTTGCACGCGGACATGGGACACCTCCGAAGGTGAGTAAGTAGGAATGAAAGAAGCCGCCCTCAGGGGGCGGCCGTGATGGTGCGTCCGACCGGCTGCGAACCGGCGACACTGCGCGATAATGGAAGTGCGGGCACTACCCGCACCTAGCGCCAGTGGATAGGGACCAAGGGCAAGTGACGCCCTCGCCCATACGGCGAGGGGGTCAGCCTGCATGGGCTGTCTCACAACACCCATCCCCCATCCCCGAGCCTGACCTGTCGGGAACGGCTCACGGCCCTAGGGAGCTGCGATGTCCGACCCTGGACAGAGCGTTCAGTGGGTTGCGGAGGCATTGCTCTTCGCACGCTTGTGGTTGGAGTACGTGAAATTTCAGCGCTGCGACAAGTGCCGCAAGTTGAGGTGCATTTGCTCCCAGCCGTAGAACCATCACCCTGCCAGCCGAAAGGACTGGTGGGGTGATGTTGGTGTCAGCTCCCAGACCTGGACTCGAACCAGGGACCCGCGGATTAACAGTCCGCTGCTCTGCCGTCTGAGCTATCGGGGATGGAGGCCGCCTTATGGGCGGCCCTCGCTGTACGTCTTGCGCTTGTGGCACGGCTGGCACAGAACCCAGAGGTTGTCTGGCTCCCAGGAGCCACCGCGGGCTACCGGGACGATGTGGTCTACCTCCAGCTCTTTGTGCGATCCGCACTGCTGGCAAGTGAACCGATCTCGAACAAGTATTCGAGAGCGACGCTTCGACCAATCCCTCGGCCTCGAAGCA